TGAGTACAAACGAAAAGATGCAATTGAGGCCATTAACAAAGACGAGACCTTGACCAGAGAAGCAAAACTTGATGCTATTGAGCGTGAGAATGAATTATATGCAAGGGGTAATTTGCTTGCAAGAGAAAGAAACATAGCGACCAAAGCCACAAGGGAGGGTTCTTTTGGCGAAGGCTTTGCTCAAAGTGCGGCTCGATTCTTTAGGGATATGCCCACAGATTTGGAGCAAGGTGCTTCTGCGTTCCAGTCCGTCATGGGCAATATGGAAGGCGCAATTGATAAGTTTGTGCGAACTGGCAAACTAGGGTTTAAGGATTTGGCCCGTAGCATCATTCAAGATTTGATCTCGATTCAGTTGCGAGCGCAAATGACGGGGATATTTAAAATGCTGTTCCCGACAATGTTTCCTGTCAGCACGGGTGCAGGGTCAATGTTTGAACTGCAAAACGCTGGCGCTGGTGCATTTGCAGATGGAGGCAGCCCCCCAGTAGGTCAGGCGTCTTTGGTTGGCGAGCGTGGGCCTGAGTTGTTTGTGCCTCGAACGGCTGGAACGATCATCCCAAATAACCAACTGTCTAACATGGGCGGCACTACGATGGTGACAAATAATTACATCAACGCCATTGATACAAAATCCTTTGAAGACCGTTTGCTTGGCAGCTCTAACGCTGTGTGGGCGGCAAATCAATATGCTGGCAAATCGCTGGCAGTGAACAGGGGCAGAGCATGAGTGGCTTCCAAGACATCTTTGAGATACAGCAATCCATGACGGTGAACAATCGCCGCATGGTTGGTCAACAAGTTGCAAGGTCTGGTTACATCACGGTGGCCCAGTACCTGACGACTGTGCCTTGGGTGTTTACGGTCACGCCCCATGCCTATCTTTACTATCCGCAAGTTCGTGCAATCATTCAAGCGATTGACAACAAAGACCGTCAGTTGTCTGAAACCATTGTGATGACAAGCACTAATTTATCGTGGTTCACCAAGATGCAAGGAACGGCGACTGCGGCAACGCTAAATGGCGCACCAGCGGCTAATACGCAAACGCTTGCGCTGACCTCAAATGGTACTTTTAAGGCTGGCGATTTCATCATGGTAAGCGGATATACCTACAAGATAACTGCTGACTCGGCGGGGGCTTCTGTGGGCATCCACCGACCTTTGATTGGCACACCAGCATCGGGTACAACTGTTTACATTGGCAATCAATGTACTTTTACGGTCGTAGCAGAGGCTTGCCCGACCTATACGCTTAACCCAATGACTGACGGCGCTTTTGTTCAATGGGATGCGCCATTCGTGTTTAGGGAATACATCACATGACCACCATAAATGCCGTTACAGGCGCACAGATAAACCATGCCGAGTTTGTTCGGCTGACCGTAGGCACGGCGCTTACTGTTTACACATTTTGCAACGCTGCCGCCCCGATAACAGTTGATGGGATAACCTTCTCTAACCTTGGCGCTTTGCTGATGGTGGGCGATGTCCAGCGGGACATTAAAGCGACCTCAGACGACATGACCATTCAGTTGACGGGCATTGACCCAACCAACATTGGCATCATTTTGGGCAGCGAGATCAAAGGCTCGGTGGTGGAAATCTGGCGTGGTTTCTTTGACTCGAACAATCAAATCCTGGCCTCACCTAGTCAGCAGTTCTTTAAACGCTATCAAGGGCTTATCAGTAGCGTCTCGATTACTGAGGATTTTAATACTGAGGCCAGAACACGGGTGGCGACTTGCTCTATTGCTTGCTCGTCAATGCGTAGGATTTTGGAAAATAGGTTGTCAGGGGTTCGGACAAATCAAAACAGTTGGCAATCCCTTTATGCCGCAGATACATCGATGAATCGGGTTGCTGAAATCTCAAACACTTATTTTGACTTTGGCTCACCGCCGCAGACGCATACGCAGGCAAGTGAAACGACTACAACAATGGATTCAAGTTCTACAGGCGGTCAATGAGATTAGCAACAAGATACGACATACCCAGATTGCTGGAGATTGTGGAGGCGTATGCTTTTGAAAACCCAGTTAAGACGCTTGGCAAGACAGAGAACCATGACGCTAAGTATGTTGAGCAGTTGTTGTTCAGCATTATTGTTGGGCGTGGTTTTATCTTTATTGACAAGCACATGAAGGGGGCCATTATTGCGGTCAAGCAAAAGAATGTTTGGTCGCCCAATGTGACTGAGTTGCATGAGCTGCTGTGGTGGGTAGAGCCTGAGCACAGGGGCGGCTCGGTTGGTGGGCGGCTTTGGAAAGCGTTTGATAGCAAGGCAGATGAAATGTTAAAGGCTGGTGCTGTGGACTTTGTGATTACCTCGATTTCAGCATCTGGCCCGTGGATTGATTTTACTAAGCGTGGCTACAAAGCGGTAGGCGCAAGTTTCGTTAAGGAATAAAAATGGTTAGCACATTAGTCGCATACGCAATAATGGAATTGGGCATGAGTTATGCGGTGGCTACTTTTGCCGTTAACTTTGCTTTGTCTTTAATAGTCAGTAAGGTTTTTGCCGACAATCCAGAAGCGCAACAAGACATGGGGGTGCGTCAGCAAGTACCGCCAAGTGCAGTAAACGCAATCCCCGTGGTCTATGGCGATGCTTATATGGGCGGCACTTTCGTTGATGCTGTTTTAAGCACAGATCAAAAGACAATGTACTATGTTTTAGCCGTATCTGGAATCAGCACGGTTGGGCAGTTCACATTTGATACGACAAAGATTTACTACGGCGACAGGCTTGTTACGTTTGATGGTTCAGACCTGACTAAAGTTGTTAGCCTTACTGATGAAGCGGGAAATGTTGACACAAAGATTAGCGGCAATCTGTATATCAATCTTTATAAGTCTAATGCTGCCGGCACTATTACCGCATTGAATGGCGCTTCTTCGCCTAGCACGGTCATGGGCGGCTCGGACATAGCGGTTGGGCAACGCTGGACAGGTACACGGCAAATGAATGGCCTTGGCTTTGCTATTGTCAAACTGACTTACAACAGGGATGCAGACACGACAGCCCTATCGCCAATTACTTTCCATGTGGCGCACTATCTTAATGGCGCAGGGGTGGCAAAGCCGGGCGATGTCTGGTACGACTACATGACCAACACGGTCTACGGCGGTGCGGTGGATACGGCTTTTGTCGATTCTGCTTGTGTTGCCGTGCTAAATACTTATGCAGATGCGACAATCACATTCACGAATTCAAGCGGCTCACCAGACACGCAATCCAGATACAGAATAAACGGCGTGCTGGATGCGGGGCAAACAGTTCTTTCAAATGTCGATAGAATTATGTCGGCCTGTGATTCTTGGATGACCTATAACGCAGCCCTTGGGCAATGGTCTGTTGTCGTAAACAAGGCAGAATCAACCGCATGGGCGTTTACGGATAACAACATCATTGGCGACATTCGGGTAAGCGTTACTGATTTGACAAGTTCAATCAATCAAGTTGAGGCAAGGTTTCCAAATAAAACCAACCGAGATCAAGCCGCCTTCGTTAATCTTGATTTGCAAATCCTTAATCCAAGTTTGCTCTACCCCAATGAGCCAGTCAACAAGTATTCCCTGACCTATGATTTGGTTAACGATTCAGTCCAGACCCAATACTTAGCCAATAGACTGCTTGAGCAAGCACGGGAAGACCTGATTGTTTCGTTCAGCACGACTTACTACGGCATCCAAGTTAACGCAGGCGATGTGGTATCGGTCACAAACACGGACTATGGCTGGTCTGCCAAACTCTTTAGGGTGATGAAAGTCAACGAGGCTTCGCTGCCTGACGGGGGCTTGGGTGCTAAGTTGGAGCTATCCGAATACAACGCCGCAGTCTTTGATGACGCAAGCATTACGCAGTTCACGCCTGTACCTAACAGTGGATTGCCTTCGGTAAGTTACTTCAGTCCGTTATCTGCGCCTACAATCACGGGCTATCCAACGGCAACGATTCCTCACTTTGATGTATCTGTCAGCATTCCAGCGACAGGCCGAGTCACAACAGTAAGTCTTTTCTATACGACCTCTGCAACGCCTACAGCGACAGACTGGAAACTGCTACAAACTGCGGAAACGACTAACGCACAGCCAATTACAAACTCAACAAGTTATGTCTTTGCAAATCAAAGTTTGCCTGCCGCAACTTATTATTTTGGCTACATTGTGGGCAATGAGATAAGCCAATCGGTTTTAAGTGCGCTCAGTTCCTCATTTGTGTGGAGTCCAACGGGTTTGGTTGGGACAAACGGGACACGAACTGCAATCTTGGTTGTCTACAAATGGTCTGCAACACAGCCTGTCAGTTCATTTCCAGTTGGTACATCAGATTACACATGGGCGACTGGGCTTTTTACAGCACCAGCGACATTAAACGGTTGGTCAATTGCTCCACCAGCCGCAGTGGTTGGTCAGACTTTATGGGCTTGCCAAACAATTTACACTGACTCATTAACTGCGGCAGTATCAACCGTTACTTGGTCTGCTTCAGCATCTTATGCGGCGGGGGCGGCGGGTACTGACGGAACCAATGGGACTAATGGAACTAACGGCACTAACGGAACTAACGGCGTTCAAACGGCACGCCCTACTGTTTATCAATGGGCGCTATCAACCCCATCCATTAGCGGTTCATCTACCTATACATGGGCAACCGGCGCATATACCGCCCCTAGCGGTTGGTCAACTACTATTACTACCGCCCCCACCGCCGGCTATATTTTGTATTCGGCAACCGTTCCTATTACCGCGGCGGCAACGGATACAACTACATCGATAAATTGGACAACGGCAAG